GTCGATTGATCGACACAACTGCGAGCTTGTCTCGACGAGCTATGCGGTGGCACCATCAACGACCGACCTCGTGAGGAAGGTCTATTTCGTGATCGAGAACCAGCAGGGAGATGATCTCCCTACTTGTGTCGACACGGCGATGGGACTATTCGACTTCTTTACGGAAGCGAATATCACCAAGTTGCTGAACTGGGAGTCCTAGGACTCTCAGCCGGCTTTTGATGAACTGAGAGCCTTAAGGGACTTTCAGTCGGCTGCTGCATTCTGCGGCTTGGATCATTTTGGAAGACTCCTAATGATGCAAAGCCAAGTGAATGCTCTAGTCCATGTTGTACGCGGCATCCTTACGGATGTCCGTGTAGCGTACCCGGCAATAGAGGGTTTGGATCTCGATTTTGAGAGACTTGCCCTTTACTGTCAAACTCGAGGTATTAGTGTTTTCACACTGGACCTCCCAGCTCTCGATGGCCTACTTACTGCAGGTCTGGAGACTGGCCGTCTTCGTCTCTCTGGTCCCTTCACTAGAAGGGTGTCCAAGAGAGTCAGGGTGCCGAGATTACTCTCGGGACTCTGGCTACGGGTGTTTGATAGGGATGCCTGTCTTAAGCAGGATGCTGATGAGACTATTATCTTCTTTCTCCGGCAGTTATTCCGGATCGGGAAGAATATAGCCATGGAATGCTCCCCGGACCGCCGTGAGGCGGCTTTGGAGAGATACCATGAAATCGAGCAGAGACTACCTCGACCTACTCTTAAGTGGGAAGAAGATCTCCTCGGCGACTATGAACAGATTGCTAGTAATAGTCTTAGTGACTGTACTAACATACCTGGACAAGCGTTAGCCCTTCCATTTGGGGGGGATAGCGCTACTGACCATTCACTGGTCAGAAGTCGTCATGTCCTAGGAAGAATTCAGCAAGTTGCTGATATCTTACTCAATGACTTTTCTGCGTTCGACCCTGTGCTCTATTCTGAGCGCAAAGAAATGAATGCGGAAGGCATTGGCTTTAGACATGGCCCTGGTGCTGTGGCCGAGCAGTGGAAGAACCATGAGAAATCTAGGTTCGACTACTGGCCGGATAAGCTTGAAGAACGGTTCCCCTTCGAGCTCTGCGGGAAAACTGCAGGGCAAAATCGGGATCGGCCCTCTAATCATGAGGGACCGTCGAGGCTTCATTGTGTTCCTAAGACCGCAAAAGGTCCTAGGATAATAGCAGCAGAACCTACATCACATATGTGGTGCCAGATGCTGATGCTAGACTATCTCGTAGGGGAATATCGTCGCCTGTTTAAAGGCTACTTTATCGACCTACGTGATCAGTCCAAGTCGGCCGCGATGGTTGTTCAAGCTTCCCTCAGCCGTGACCTTGCAACAGTCGATTTGTCTGATGCAAGCGATCGGCTTTCGTGTTGGACCGTGGAGCGAATCTTTAGGGGACATCCGTCCCTTCTGACCGCTCTGCACGCCGCACGAACGAGGTACCTTAGAGATG